TCCCACCATGCCCAACGCACACCACCCATACACCGACACGCTGACCTTCGCCGGTCGCGTCCTCCCCCTCAAACGCCCGATGGCCGCCTTCGCCGCCCGACGCCTTGAGGCCATCCTCCCGCAGATCGCCGCGCTCAACGCCGCCGGCAAGTCTCAGGGCGATGCCGCCGAAGCCCTCGGTACCACCGTCGGCACCCTGCGGATGTGGCTCGACATCACCGGCACGACTTGGGTCAACCTCAAGAAGCGCGGCCCTTACAAAACCAATGCCTGACCCTCTCGCCCACTCCCCCGACATGATTACCATCCGACCGAACAAGATGCCCGCCTTCTGGTGGCTCTGCCCCTGGTCCTACGCCCGGGTGCTCCACATGAGCGCCAACGCCGTGAAGGCCTACGCCGACCGCCTCGACGACATCCTCGACATCCAGCGAGGCATCATCGAACAGCAGGCCGCCGACATCCGACTGCTCAAGGCCCGCGTCGCCGATCAGAACGACGCCATCATCCGAGGCACGGCCATCACCCCCGACGCCACCCCTTACCGGGACGAGACCATCCATGAGTAACTTCCAGCACCTCGAGGGTATGCGTAACCTCCTCGCCGAAATCTACGAGGTCAACGAACGCATCATGACCGGGGACATCTGCTCGGCCAAGGCAGCCATCGCCTCGACCAACGTGAAGAAGATACTCGCTCACTACCACGAAGCCCTGCACGAAGACGGCGCCGTCAAGGTCTCGCTCCAGGCATACGTCGCGGCGGGTGGCTGGGTCGGCATCCAATACTCCTACGAGCTCGACGGCTTCGAGGTCGCCGGATCACAAGTGCCGAGACGCGTATGACCCGTCCCTTCTCCATCGTCGCCCTGCTGCTCCTCGGCTTCAATGCCGCCGCGGCTTCCGACGCCACCCTGCTGGAGTCCATCGCCCACGTCGAGTCCGGCATGAATCGCAAGGCCATTGGCGCAGCTGGTGAACGCGGAATGAACCAAGTCGGGCGTGAAGCCTGGAAGGACGCTGAAGACCGACTCAAGGCCGAAGGCCACTACCGCTTCCCCTGGTCGAAGTGGCGCGACGCTACCGCCCAAGACATGATTGCGGCCTGTCATCTCCGCTGGATCAGGGCGAACTTCAAGCGCGTCGGCAAGCCCGACCCCACCCCTGAGCAGATTGCCGTCGTCTGGAACCTTGGCTGGTCGGCTGCCGTTGCCCGGTCATTCAAGCCGAACGACTACGCCCTACGCGTCGCTAATCTTTTCCGCTTGTCCCAGCGTGGGAAGTGACAAGGGTCTTGCCCATGCACTTGCTCGTAGCAATCGACCCTGGCGTGAATGGTGGCATCGTCTGGTCGGTCGACGGTGATCCTGTCGAGTGCGCTAAGATGCCCGGCTCTGATGTCGAGGTCTGCCAACTCCTCGCCGACCTCAGCTGCAAGGCCAAGGACGTAAGCCTGTACCTTGAGGAGCCCCCGCTCTTCGCCGGCAAGAACATCCCCGGCTCGGCCATCGGCAAACTGATGTGGAACACGGGCGTCCTCTACGGCGCCGCCGTCGCCATGGGCTGGAAGATTCACCGCATCCGTCCCGCCATCTGGCAAAAGACGCACACCTGCGGCACCAAGGGCGACCTGACCACGACCCAGTGGAAGAACAAACTCAAGGCACGCGCTTCCGAACTGTTCCCGACCGTCGACGTCACCCTCTGGAACGCCGACGCCCTGCTCATCTTCGACTCCGCCTCCCGCGGCGTCATCAACTGAGTTAACATAACTCAGCCTAACCCTCCTTTTTGTAAACTCTCACCTATGAAGAAAGACACCAAACTCCCCTCTGAGTACCGCATCATCGCCGACTCGTCCTACATCGTCCTGCCCGATCAGAAGGTCGCCCGCCTCCTGACCCCGACCGTCCGCAACGGCGTGACGTACTACAACCTCTTCGTCCCCGACTACACCCGTATGTCCCTAGCTGACATCGAGGCCACCATCAAGGCCGGTGAAGTCACGAAGTCCACGGACGCCAAATAATTTCCCACCATGAGCACCACGCCCAAGACCCAAACCCCCACCGCTTCCCTTGTCGCCGCGCTCGCCGCCCTCGACAACGTGAAGGCCAACAAAATCAACCCCGCCTTCAAGGCCAAGTACGTCTCCCTCGACGCGCTGCTCGACGCCATCAAGCCGGTCCTCCTCGACCACGACTTGGCGCTCATCCAGACGCTCGTCAGCCAGGAGGGCAAGGTCGGCGTCTCGACCTCGTTCCTCCACGCCTCCGGCGAACGCTTCGACTTCGGCACCCTGCTCGTCAAGGCCGAGGGTCTGACCGCCCAGCAGATCGGCGGGGCCATCACCTACATCCGCCGCCAGTCCATCCAGACCGCGTGCGGCATCTCGGTCGACCTCGACGATGACGGTGCCGTGGCCTCTGGCTTCCGTTCTGCGGCCACTTCTCAGTCTGCCCCTGCCTTCTCCCCCACCCCTCGCCCCCTGACCAAATGAGCGACCCCATGGAAGACGCCTTCAAGTCCCTGCACCAGGGGAACCTCCTCGCGGCTAAGGACGCCCGCATCAAGCAGCTCGAGGAACGGCTGGAAGGTATGCGCAAGGCCGGCGACCAACTCTGGTACTGCGTCCGCCACGCCAAGCGCGTCGACCCCGCCGAACTCATCGAGGCCATCGAAGACTGGCAGGAAGCCCGCAATCATGGGTAGGTCTAAGGCTGCGGCCAAGGCCCTGGCTCACCCCGGGCTCAAGCAGCAGACACCTAACGAGAAAATGAAGACCGACCTCCACCTCCTCTCCAATCGTCAGCGCTGGGAATACCTCTTCAGCCTGAACGCATGGCCGAAGCCACGCGCTAAATGAGTAGCCCGACCCCCGCTGGCATCGAACGCATCGCCCGGACCGTCCCTGGTCAGTACGCCCTGCTGCTCCTGCTCGACGGCTATCCCTATGTCGAGTTCACCGCCCGCAAGAACGCCGACTTCCTGACCGACCTGAACATGTGGAAACGGAAAAGCCTTTCTATGTTCGCCCGGTCGGTCGTCCGCTTTTTCACGCTTGCCCCTAACGGAGAGATAAAGGAACTTTCCTTCAACCGATGACCAACCGCGACTCAATCAAGCGCCTTGTGGAAAATATCACGGGCTCGTTAGCCACCGTCCAGCATATCGCCGGACGTTATGAACAGCACGACGCCGACATCATCACGCTGTCGGATTTGAACCGCTCGGCCATCACCGAGCTGCAAGTCTTCACCGATCACATCGAGACGGCTGACGAGGCCGCCGCCGTAAAGCCCCTGCACGACCGCGTCCACGTCCTCGTCGTTCAACTCCGCGTCCTCCGCAATACGCTCGAGGCCATGGAGAACGCCGCCGACAAAGCCCTTGAAGATGTCCGCCGCATCTCCGCCAGTGTCGAGGAGTCCAACCCCGACGACGACGCCCTATAATTTCCACCAACCAATAACACCACACCACAATGCGTATCCCACCCGACCCCATCACCCACCGCGTCCTGTATGACGGCATCCAGGCGCTGAACTACTCCGGCGCCAAGGAACTGCTGAAGTCCCCGGCCCACTACCAAGCCTACCTTAACCAGGAGCGCGAGGAGACCAAAGCCCTCCGCATGGGCTCGCTCATCCACTGCGCCGTGCTCCAGCCCGAACTGCTGAACGAGAAGTTCATCACCGCCCCCGAAGTCGACCGCCGCACCAAGGACGGTAAGGCCACCTACGAAGCCTTCCACTCCTCTCTCAAGCCCGGTATGACTGTCGTCAGCGCCGAGGAGTCTGCCGAGTGCCACATCATCGCGTCTGCCGCCAAGGCCGCCCTCGAGCGTATGGGCGTCACCTTCGAGATGACCGAGTTCATGTTCACCACGGATCACTGCGGAATGCAGCTGAAGTGCGCCATCGACGGCGTGGGAACCGATGGCTACCTCTACGACCTCAAGACCACCGAGGACGCGTCCCCTGCCGGCATCCTTAAGTCCATCCGGGCTTACCGCTACAACCTGCAAGCCTACTTCTACCGCCTGTGCTTCGAGACCGCCTTTGAGCGCCGCGTGCTTGGCTTCCGCTTTCTCTTCGTCGAGAAGGCACCGCCCTACGCCACGGCATGGGTGGAGATCGGCCCTGAGCTGATGTCCTACGCCTGCTCCGACTTCGAGAAGGCGCTGCAGACCTACCGCGAGTGCACGACCCTCGGCGATTGGCCTGCCTACGGTGACGAAGTCCAGGTCATCGACATTAAGGGTCCGTCTACCTCCACCGCTATCACCTTTGCCTAACACCAATATGACCACCGAAAACAACGACAGAGCCCCGCTGACCTCAATCAGCACGAACGGCACGTATCGCCTCAAACTCATCAAGCCCAAGTTCGAGAAGGTCAAGGTCTGGGAGGACGGCACCTGCTCCGCCCGCCTCTTCTTCGTCGACGACAAGGGCTTCTGCCTGTCGAAGAACTTCTCGACCAAGTACGGCAAGGCCCTCGCCATGCTCGTCGGCAAGTACTCCGGCAAGT